TACAGGATCCTGAACGCATACCTTAAGACGAATCACTAATAGTATATAGAATGGCATCCAATCGTAATAGAACTGTGCGGCGCACGGCTCATGATCTGAGTGCGAATTCTGTTGACTATTCGGCAAATGAGTCTCTGCAGAAGATGATTGCGGCGGAGGCTGATTCTGCGTTTAAGAAGCCGTGGCATCGCTTGGAGCGTGGCCTCCGAATGAATCGTATTCGTGCCTTTGTAGAGGATTTGGCGATGAAGCGTGGATTTAAGGAGTCGGAGAAGCAGTCTCTTCTTGCGCTACTCATGAAGTCTCTCGATAAGAAGATGTTGAACTCGAAGACATCTGTCGAGTATGACCCTGAAGAGGAGATGATTAAGGAAATCAAGCCCCTTGTTATGCATCAGGCGGCGAATGGCGATGTGCTCTTTCAACTTCTGGAGAAGAGGAATGCCGTTACGTTTCGAAAGCGGCCAACAGCAACAGCACCAGTGCAAGAGTCGCAGCAACAGCAACAGGAACCACCTGCCTAAGACTAACTCGCAACTCTTATATAGGAATACGCACATGAGCAAGCACGGCGGGCGTAAGTTTGATGGCCCCATGTGCGCATCACTCAGTATATACAAATCCATGTTTACCTCTGTCGCAGATGTCATGCGATGGAATGATATGGCACAAGCGGCCCCGTCGTATCAAAGTCACTATGAAAAATGGAAGAATGGCCTCCAGGATTGCGTTGACACCATTATTACTGATAGTGAACTCACTCTTACGAGTGAACAGGAGCACTCTACAGAGATAGCTCTTCAGATAGGCACATCTATCTTCGAGAGATTTCTAAAGCAGGCGACAGCAGTTGGATGGGCGTCGCAATCAAAGGAGGAGAGGCAGCTCGCTGTAGAGACGATTTTATCGCTTCCACAGGTCCCACAGCGTACGCAGGCATGGTATGCGCAAGGAAAATCCGTCTTAACAGCATCGGAGTTTGCGACGATATATGGAACTGAGCGTGCGGTTCGCCAACTCGCTTTCCAGAAGATTCAGATTCCCCAGCAAAGTACGAATCGCCTTGCATGTCTCACGCATGAGATGGGTCCATTTGATTGGGGTATTCGGTTCGAGCCTGTGGTAAAGATGATTCTGGAGGAGCGTTGGGGTGCCAAGATTCTCGACGCAGGACGCCTTCTTCATCCTACAGATCCCCTTTTGGCTGCGAGCCCGGATGGCCTCATTATGGATGCGAAGGATCCTGCCCGTGTGGGGCGACTTCTTGAGATTAAGTGTCCTATTACTCGTGAGATTAATCAAACCATCCCGTTTGAATATTGGTGTCAAATGCAGATTCAGATGGAGGTAACCGGTATCGATGAGTGCGAGTATGTAGAAGTAAAGCTAGATTCCATTACCTCAAAGAAGGCGGATCTTTCGGGCGCAGTTCCGGATGGCCATGTGTGGCTGTTCCAGAATCCAACAACATGTGAAATGGTGTATGCGTACACCGAAGCAATGAAGGCCGAGTACGAATCTCTTGATTTGATTGAGACGATTCCTTGGCGGCTGAATAAAATCTTTATAAAGACTGTCGCAAGAGATAGGGCGTGGTTTCAGGGAACTGCGTCTATGAGGCAGCAGTTCTGGGAAACTGTAGAAAAGCTTCGTACAGGGGAGGTTGTTCCCTTTGAACCGAAGCAGAAACTGAAGGTTGTCGTTGCAAAAGAAGGGTGCCTTATTATGAATGAGCCTGATACGGAGCCTGTAGCCGGGAACAGTTAAGGCACCGGTGTAGTCTTGTAAAAAGCCATCGTAAGATCTTGTATGGGCCCGGAACAAGAATCGGGGTCTCCACGTTTATAGTTATTGGTCAGCTGTCGGAAGTTGCCTGTGCGTTCCAGGCGAGGCTGGAAATCAAGGCTACGACATCTTTCCGCAGTTGTGTATGTGGGCTCTGTAGCCAATGGCAACCAACCTAGAAGCAGCGAATACGGCTGCCTTGGTTGATTAAGAGACGCATCAGCAGGAGACATTCCATTAAGATTAATATCTTCCACGTCCTCGACTTTTTTTCCAGTCTGAAATGCTTCCTTGACCTCTATTCTCGAGCGCACAATGGGACTGGAGCCATAATACATTCTTGCCTGTAACAAAAAGACAACGAGAAGGGAGACAATGAGCCACCCGAGAATAAAGACCCATACTTTTCCTATTGGTTTTTTTAAGACCATCTTCTACTTATACGAATGATTTTATGGTTTCGCATATGCTTCTGTCCACAACGTAGCCTGCTCCCTGTATGCTACAGGGTCTTTCTTGTAGAGATTCGCTATATCAGGTACAAACGGGTCATCCGGATTGGGATCAGTAAGAAGACTTTCAATACTAAGAAGCACTTTTGAAATAGACAGCGCAGGGGACCACTTATCTTTCAGAATATCAAGGCAGATGGACCCAGAAGCATTAATATTTGGGTGATAGACTTTGGTTACAAACCGTACATGTGGAGGCCGAAAGGGATAGTCCTCCGGGAATTCAATAGATAGTTTAAAGACACCACCTTCGTAGGGTGAATCTGTAGGGCCAAAGATAAAGGCCTCCCATTTATAAATTGTATCTCCCTCCGGCCCAGCGCTACATGAAGATGGAGGGTCCCGCTGAAGTTCTTTTAACTCATTTTGTATTCGCTTAGATGCCATTATTTCCTATTTAGATAGATGTATTATCCTTAGATGGGCGTTCATTTTGTATTAAATATCCTCTTCTATAAGAATAATGGACTTTGTTAGCCTGATTGCTGAGTTCCTGGGCACATTTTTGCTGGTTCTGTCTGTGTTTGCTTCTGGTGGTAATGCATATGTGATTGGTGCAACTCTTGCGGTTGTTGTTCTGCTGTGTGGCAAGCTCTCCGGGGCTCACGTGAACCCGGCTATCTCGTTTACCATGTTTATGAAGGGTAGTCTCTCTGTGAAGGAGCTGCTGGGCTACGTGGTGGCGCAGCTGCTGGGCGGCCTGGGTTCCCTGTACGCCTACCGTGTTTTTGCCTAAGGCATTACCGCTATTCTCCTATAGAATGTCCCCTCCACAACCCGCTATTGCAACACTCGCCACGAGGGCTGCACTAGATGATTTACGTATCTTTCTTGCGACGGTGGAACTATTCAATGCCAATCCACCCACAATCTATTTATATTGTGACACCTATATCGCTTCAGAAGTGGGAAAGATGAAGTATCCCGGAATTCTCTGTAGTAATACTGTACTTGACGAGTATTCCACCCATGATCGGCGGGCCATGGAGGCCATGCCGGGAAAGCAGTTCAAGACTCTCTGGATGGATTTTATGACCGAGAAGATCAATCTCCTTCGCTGGGCTCTGAAGGAGACGAGGTCAGTCCTCCTCTGCGATGCCGATATCTGTTTTACCGGACCCTTGCCCAAGATTCCTGGGGGTGCCAGACTCGCCCTCAGCCCTCATATGATTGCTGAGCGTGACGAGAAGCGATTTGGCCGATATAATGGGGGCTACGCCTGGTTTTCCGAGGCCGAGGATGCGGAGTTCTGGTGGAAGGCCTGTGCGACGGCCCGCTACTATGAGCAATCGGCGCTCGAGGACCTTGCGACTCACGTGATGGAGGAGGGTCCGGACTCTCTGTATGAGTTTCCTAAGACTGAAAACTACGGCTGGTGGCGTCTCTGGCAGGGCGTCAAATCCCCTTCAGAGCTGTTGAAAGAGTGGAGCATGAACCGGGCATCTGGCCTCTGCGTAGAGGGGCGGCCTCTCGGGTCTATCCACACCCATTTTGAGACGACAGATCCCGCCACAAAGCAGTTCAACTCGCTGATTCTAGGCTGGCTCAAACAGTTGGCGCAGACCCATGGCCCTTCCCGCCGCTTGTTGGGGATTCTGATGGCCTAATATGTCATTCCGCTACAGGATGAAAGAGAGTGCGTATGAACGCTTCATAAAGCATAGTAGCACTCTCATCGCTATCGGATTATCGGGAATAGCCCTGATTAGTCTAATCACCTATAGGTTGCTATACCCAGTATCGGATGATCTTAACCAGAAACTTTCTTATGCCGAACTGGCCCTGTCTCTTGTAACAAGTTCTAGGATACTCGTATATACGGGAATATTATTTATGATTCTGCTAATAGCCCTGGCAAGAGGTTCTGTGTTTAATGGTATGTTTCTTATCTTTATGATCTATGCTTTAGTTGGACTACTACTTAATCCTTTTGTCTTATCAGGGCTTCGTGTATTGCTTCAAGATAAGATAAATGATACGCTGATATCCTTAACTATAGTTGCGTCCACTGTGATAACTCTAGTTTACACATCGGCCATGTTTCTACGCAAAAAGGCTTAACGCTGACCGCAAGTATAAAATTTCATTTGGGCTAAGCTATACTAGGGGTACCCAAATGTCTCATACTCTCTTTCCAGGACTCCATCGTAAAGCGCCTGAACAAACAGTGTATGACGCATTTCAGCTCACGGAGGCTCCTATCACAAAAGAGTTCATCGAATGTGCGGGCTGCTCGGAGCCGAGAGAGGACTGGCTCTTTGATGATCACAGTGTCTGTACAAAGTGCGGAGAAATCATGGAGCGTCCGATTGATACGGGGGCCGAGTACCGCTTCTTTGGGCTCGAGGAGCGGGGTGGCGGCGATCCCTGCCGTGTGGGGGCGCCGATGGATACTCGATTCCCGACTTCCGGGCTGGGTACGATGATTCTGTCTCATGCGCATGGAGGGAACTCGTCGACCAGGATTGCAATGGCCCGGGTCCGCCGCTACCATACCTGGAATCTGCTACCCTACAAGGAGCGGTCGCTTCTCCAGGTGTTTGAGCAGGTGGCTCTTGCCGCCACCAACTACGGCTTCGATGTGAGAACAATGGACATCGCCAAAGACATGTATGTGAAGCTCGTGGAGCACTGTGACCGCCGAGGCATGTCGAGGACCTGCGTGGTGGCGTCTTCCACCTACTCGGCGCTCAAGCAGGTGGGGCAGCCGAGGAAGCCAAAGGAGATTGCGGACATCTTTCATCTCAGCACATCGCAGTTTACCAAGTCCCTCAAATATTTCCAAGAGATTCTTTGTATGGCGCACCAGCGAGGGCTGCTCAAGGAGGGGCACGCTGACCCGGCTGCTATGCCATCTACTCGAGCATCGGACTACATTTCGAACCCCCTTAGCAAGCTTCCTATTCGCCGTGACACCTTTCAGCAGATTAGGGAAATCTGTATTGCGCTCGCAAATGAGATCGAGGAGAAGGAGTTCTGCTCTGAGAATATGCCCCCCTCTCTCGCCGCAGGTGTCATTACCTTTGTCGTGGCGCATCGACTAAAGAAAGAGGATTCCGATATGATTACTATTGAGAGAATCGCTTCAGTATGCGGCGTGAGCGAGGGAACCCTACAGAAATGCCTGAAGAAGATTGAGGCCGCCTTTAGTTCGGGGATGCTTCAGTCGATGAGTTAAAATTGTGGGCGCACAGGGCCTAAGTGTAGGCTAGAAATGCCTAAGCAACGCTGCGCCTTTGATAGCTGTAAGATGGCTCTCACACTTACTAGCACGGCATGTAAGTGTGAGAAGAAGTTTTGCGCAATCCATCGACATGCGGAGTCGCATCTGTGTACCTTTGATTATCGGGCCTCAGGCAAAGAGGGGCTGATGAAGACAATGAGCAAGCCCATTATTGCAGAGAAGCTTGCATCAATCTAGTGACTATAATGATTGAGATACATCTTTACCAGGGTAGGTGACCAGCGTCCCATCATCTTTTTTTGCGGCGAATACCAGTCAATGGCGTCTTTTTCCCGCTGATCAGCCCGAAACTTCTTGAACTCTTCGGGGTGTTCCGCAATCCATGCGAAATCAGCAAAGGCCTTCTGGAGCTGCGTGGGATGCGCATAGCCACTGAAGATATGATATTGGAAATAGGTGTTCGGAGGAAAATCAGGTTCGACACTTTGTAACACGAGACTCGTATGACTGAGTTCTCGGATATAAGATATTTTTGCCTCTTCTTCGACTTCACGGCGAACATTCTCTTTCAGAAGTTGGAGAATGCTCTTGTTCTTATCCCTCGCATCCTTCCCTTCCATCTGTCCTTTCGGTGGCTCCCAACTCGCCTTCTCGGGATCTCCATCCGTCCGCTTTACAATAAGAAAGCGATGTGGGGAAAACGGCCTATAGAGCTCGTGGACAAAACACCCAGCCCGCAAATAGACACGCCAACCCTCTTCTGGATGCTCAACATAGAAATACTTTTTTCCAGGGGAATAGGGTAATACTTCTACACCACGCTTCAACCCTGCCTGAAAGACATCAAAGGCATCGCCCTGTAGTTTGATTCTCTGAGCCATGCCCTACATTAAACCTTTTTCTTTCTACATGTTTTTCCACGCACTGATTTCGCACAGCCGCTTTTGTGCCGTTGAAGCTCTTTACAGAGTGAGTTGTAGGTTGTCTTGTTCAAGAGTTCTAGCTCCTTTTCCATATGGCGCCGAAT